TATGGTATATTCAAAGATAATTATATATTTTTCCTTGACAATGGGTATGTAGAATTTGAATAGTTTATATTTATAATCAAATAAAACGTATAAATATGAGCCAACAATTCGAAAAACTAGTCTTTGGAAAGAAAAAATTCGCCGATTTACTCGAGGAAATTTACACTAACCAAAAGCGACGCGAAGCACAAGTAACCGCGCTTATTTCCGAGTTAAAACCGATGGTTACCGACATAGGTGATGCGACATTAATTGTACCTTTAATTAAAGAGTACATGGAAATTGGTGTTAAAAATGATGATGCTCTAATTAAAATGGCTACGTTAGTACAACGGGCTTTAAACTCTACAACTGAAGATGGTGGTTTAGGGATTTCTGATGAAGAAAAATCCCAACTGCTTGAAGAAATGGAGAAGTTACAAAGTAAGTAATTATGCCAAACCCATTTGCCCAATCTTATAATGGTGCTTCAAATTCTTCTGAGATGACTACCTCAGCAAGGGTAATAAGTATTATTTTAGATGATACCCATCCTTTATTTGATGATTATGGCCAATGGGATTCTATTGGAACTATTTTTTATGATAGTGTAGAGTCTCCTACCCCTTATCTCCCAGTAAAAGATCCTCAAAGTGAATCACTATCTTACTATCCTACAGCAAAACCTTTATTCCCACAATATAAAGCATTACCTTTAATAAATGAGATAGTTGTTTTAATAGAAGGTCCTTCTTTAGATTCTGTAACATCAACAAGTGCAAAAAACGAATATTATATAAGTGCTGTTAATCTTTGGACTAGTCAACAACAAAATGTACTTCCAGATCAAATTTACAACCAATATCTTTCAGATAACCAAACTAAAACTACTCAAGAAGTAGAAACAGGATCTCCACAAATAGAAAATTCATCAGATTTAACTGTTAATATTGGAAATACATTTGTAACTAAGAAATATATTTATCCACTTAGACCCTATGAAGGTGATGTAATACAAGAAGGTAGATGGGGTAATAGTATTCGTTTAGGGAGTACTGTAACAGGTAGTGGTAATCTTTGGTCTAATATGGGTAATAATGGAGATCCAATTACTTTAATAAGAAATGGTCAATATAATATTATTCAAGAACCAGGAGAATATATTTTAGAAGATATTAATTTAGATGATTCATCTATTTATTTAACATCTAATCAACAAATCCCTCTTGCAGTAGCAAGCTCAAATGATTATTTAAGTTACCCATCAAATCCTCCTACATTACCTAGTGAGTATAATGGAAAACAAATAATATTAAATTCTGGACGTTTAGTTTTAAATTCTTATACAGACCATATATTATTATCTTCACAAAAATCAATCAACTTAAATACCCAATTATCAGTTAATATTGATGCCCGTTCGGAATTTATTGTCCAAACCCCTTCTGTGTATTTAGGTGATACTCAAAATGCTCAACCTTTAGTTTTAGGGAATGATTTAGTGGATTTATTAACTGATTTAGTTAGTGATATAGATTCACTAGCAACTTCTTTAAGTAATCAAGTAAATGGCCCTGATGGTACACCATTAGCACCTACTTCATTTACAGCTCAATTAATTAGTGCAAAAATTCCTGAATATAAAACAAGAATTTTAAATACATTATCTAACACTTCAAAAACTGTATAATGGCTATTTTTAAAATAGGAGATAAAGGACCTGAAATTGCTGAAATTCAAAAGTTATTAGGTATAATTAGTAATGGGAATTTTGATCCTGCTACTCAAAGAGCTGTTATAGATTTTCAAACAGATAATAATCTTTTATTTGAATCAGGAGAGGTAGGTCCTACTACTTTACGAGTTTTAGAAGCTAATCCAAATGACCCATTCATTCCTGAAACTGGATCTGGTTTAGAATTAAAAGGTCTTTCTCCAATTGATGTAAGAAAAGAAAGAAATCAAAATCTTGTTAATAAACAATCAACAATTCTATCAGTAATAGATCCTAATGACATAAACACGGCTACTCCAAACGATGCTAAACCACAAGGATTACAAAGATTAGGTAAACTTATAGTAGATTTATGTCTTAAATTAAAAGATTTCTTTCTCCCTCAGTTAACAGCATTACTTTTAGAATATGGAATTGACCAATTACAAAGTGCATTAGATAGAGATGAATTAAGTGAGGAAGAATTAAAAAACAGATTTTGCCCTATACCTGAAAGATTAGAAGCTTTAATATTACAAAGAAATAACTTAACAGACGTATTAAACAACACAGGATCCCAATTAGATACTATATCAGCTGGAGTTAATTTTTCAGGCCAATTTTCTGAATTATTACAAGCATTAGTTAATGGATTAAAAGGATCTGAATTTATTTTAAATCAAGCTGCTAAATTAATTCCACTTATACCTGGAGCTGTAGTTTCAGCAGTAAATGATTTAGGTACAATTGCAGATGTAACTTTAACCCAACCCGATGGAACTCCTATCATTCCAAAAATAAAATCCATAGTAACATCAGTTGCTCCTCCTTTTGCATTAGTCCAACAAATTATACTTCAATGTGTTAATCTTTTAGATGCATTAGATGAATTAATTTTATTGTGTGATCCAAATGCTACTTTAACAGCTACATCAAATACTATAGATGGTATTGTTACCACCCAACTAATAGCAGAAGAAACAGAAACTGGAAATACCTATAAGGGATTTACTTTAGAAATCGAAACAAGAGCTTATACCCCTAAAGTAGATCAAAATAGAGCAGTAGGTAAAAATAATTTTGGAATTGTAATGGTATTTACAGATTATTCATTTGCCTCTAATCCCAATGTCTTAATAGATGAGCTTAAATTTATTATTGACAGAGATAATTTAAAAGCATACTAATTTAATATTTATAATAAAAAAGCATATGAAAGCTTCGGAATTTAAAACAATCATAAAAGAATCAGTACGAGAAGTCATCCAAGAAGAATTAAGAGAAATTCTTTTAGAGGCAGTTCGTGCTCCTAAAACACCAGTAGTATCAGAAAATACTACACCAATAAACGCACAATCAACTCCCCCAACTCAAGCTAAAACACATGGTGAAAGACAACAAATGTTTGAAAGTATCATGGGAGACATGCAAATGGGTAAAAGAGGTCAAGAAGAACTTTCATTTACTTCTGCAGATGCTCAAGGTGCTTATAATCCAAGAGCAACTCCAGGTGCTGATTTAGCCCCAGGTAATGTAGGTTTAGACCAAATTATGGGTTTAATGAAAGGTAAATAATGGCATATCGTATAGCTAATAAATTCCCAATTGATACTAAAGCTGGAAAAGCTGTTGGTGTGAGTATTCCATTCTCAGCACCATGGGTTTTTACTTCTACATTTCAAACTAAAGATGCTATACGAACTAATTTAGTTAATTTTTTCTTAACTAATAATAATGAAAGAGTATTTCGACCTTCATTTGGTGGAAATTTAAGAACATTTATATTTGAATCTATAACTAGAGGTACAACAGAATCTATTAAAGAAAGTATACAAGATGATGTTACTAGATACTTTCCTCAAGTATTAATTAGAGACATAGAAATACTTTCATCAGAAGATTTTAATACTATAAATGTAATATTATCATACGAAGTAGTTAATTTTGGAATTAACGATGAACTAAATTTAACATTCGAACAATAAAATGGCCGATAACAGAGACATAAAATATCTTAATAAAGATTTTGATACCTTTAGAGCTAGGTTAATAGATTATACTAAAACCTATTTCCCTAATACTTATAATGACTTTACAGAATCATCTCCTGGTATGATGTTTTTGGAAATGTCATCTTATGTAGGTGATGTTTTAGCATTTTATATGGATAATCAAATTCAAGAGAATTTTGTCCAATTTGCTAGGGAAGAAAATAACTTACTTACTTTAAGTTATATGATGGGAAATGTTCCTAAAGTAACAACAGCTGCAAGCACAGATATTTCATTTTATCAAATAGTTCCTGCAAATGCTGCATTTTCTCCTGATTATACTTATGCTTTAGAGATCCCAGAAAATACACAAATTTCATCTAATGCAAATACATCAATAGCATTTTTAACTGAAACTAGAGTTAATTTCTCACTTTCTAGCTCATTAGACCCAACAGAAATTTCAGTTTATTCAGTAGCAGGAGCTAATCCAGCATTTTATCTTTTAAGAAAAACTAGACGAGCTATCTCATCTACTATTAATACTACAACTAATACAGTTACTGCCCCAACCGATTTTTATACTATAAATTTAGAAGCAGAAAATATCATTGGTATCTTAGATATTAAAGATTCGGATGGTAATGAATATTTTGAAGTACCTTACTTAGGTGAAGATATGGTATATGATTCTATAAGAAATACCAATCCAAATGATCCAAATTTCTTTAATGATACTGATGCTGCTTATTTACTTAAAACAAAACAAGTAGCTAGACGATTTGTTACTAGATTTACTTCAGCAACAAATTTACAAATTCAATTTGGATCAGGTACAAGTAGTGATATTACAGAAAACATAATCCCAAATCCTACAAATGTAGGTATTGGTTTACCATTCGAAAAAGATAAATTAACAACAGCATATTCACCAACAAATTTTATATTTAGTAATACTTACGGTATTGCTCCTGCTAATACAACTTTAACTATTAGATTTTTAACAGGTGGTGGAGTTATTTCTAATGTTCAAGCTAATCAATTAACTGTACTTGATAGGAGTAATGTTAAATTTGTAAATAGCAATATAGCAGATTCTACTATTGCAACTACAATTATAAGTGGTACAGCTGCTCAAGGTGGTTTAAATTGTA